GGCGTTCTGTTTTGCCAACGCATCGGCAACGGCTTTGTCTATTGCCGCCTGTTGGTCGGCTTGCGCTTTCTCGGCATCCGCTTTGGCTTTCTCGGCGGCGGCGGCGGCACGTTCGGCGGCTTTGGCTTTGTCTGCCTCGGCTTTCTCTGCCAACCATTCGTTCGGGTCGTGCAAAATCGTTACTGTGTAACCCTGTTTTTTCAGATTGTCGGCAACGGTATTTTCATACGCCTTTTTGCCGAATTTCTGAATACGGGGAACGGATAGACGTTTACCCGTTTCGCTGTCGAACTTGCGAATTTCAATAATCGCATGATACAAATGTTTCTCATTGTCCGGGACAATGTAGTTTTCGGGGGTTACGTTGGCAATATCAACGTCCTTTGTTTTCCCCTCGGTTCCTGTTTTCACTCGCATACTCTAAAAATTTTAAATTAATGGTTTCAATCTTTTTGTCGAACGGTATTTGTGTGCCGAACTCCAAAATGTTAGTATTCTCACGCTCAAACCTCCGTACAAAGTTAGCAAAATTAAGTTTTACCCGCAATTCGTCCTCACTCAAAAGGTTGCGACCGAATAAGTCTAACGCCTCGTTCCGGGTCAAATGGCGGTACGGTTCCAACTCCGCCAATATCAACATCCGTTGCAATTGGGTTGGGTTGTTCCGGTATTCAGTTTCTAAAATTTGGTTCTGCAATGCGTCTAATTCCGCCTCGCTTGCGCCGCTTTCTTTGGCGACCTTGTACCGTTCCCGTAACTCCGTGGCATTCGACAAATAAAACTCCGTGCCGTAATTTACCTTTGCAGACACGAACAACGACCCGTAACGCAAACGACAAACCGTTTCATCGACGAATTGTTGCGCCGCTTCAAATCCTTTCTTTACCCGGTTTAATACGGTCGATTGGCTTTCAAAATTTGCCAATATTTGTTGTTCGTTGAGTGCGTCCCGTGTGGTTATTTCCTCGTTGGTTCCGACGATTGACGTAATGATATTGTTTTTCAATCGTTCCTCCTCGGCAACGTTATATTCCAAACTCCCACGGTCAACGGTCAACATTTGCACCGGGTTACGCAAATCCGGTTGTTTATCCCCGTCCGGTATTGGTATTTCCACAAAAGAACCAACGCCGTTAATACGGCTTTCGCCGCATTTGGGGCAACGTAACAACAAACCCGCTTGGTCTAACCTATAAAACCCCTGTTTGTCCTTTAAAAACCCACCGTCGCAATAATCGCCATTCTCGGCGTTGCTAAAGTCGCAACTTTGTTCGTACCCGGAATATATCGGATACGCTCCGTATAAATCCAAATGGCGTTTACTGATATGGTAAAACAAAAACCAATCCAACGCCTCCAATTGCTTGGTTAGCGGGGATTGTTTAATATCGGGTTCTTTGAGGCTCAACGGTTCGTTCCAAAAGAAACGGGCGGGGCAATAACCTATATCGTGCGGATTGTCAACCAACAATTCGCCAATATCCCCCCCGTCGTTTTCTCTGAATACCCGGTAACGCTCGTTGTCAATTACTGCAATCCGGCGGTCGTCCTGTCTGAATATAATCCAATCCATAACGCCCGTTGTCCGGTCGGCTCTGTAATCAATCACGGACGCAATAGGCAACCAATAGAAATACGGTGCGGGGTACTTATCGGCGGGGTTTTGCTCGGCGGCTAAATCGACAATTAAAACGCTGTTTATTTCCGTTTGGAAAAACTCCCAACCTTTATTGCTCCAAATATCCGGTTCGTGCAAAACATCCTGTCGGTAATACTCCCAATCGTCCCGTTGTTCACTGTTCATAAACTGATAATTGAACGCCGGGTTACGACCGTCAAAAATGCGGCTCAACTTATCAAAACAAATGCCCGTTACCTCGTTTGTTTTAACGGGGTAACGGAACAATGTTTTGAACATCTTAAACTTATCATGCGGCAATAGGTTTCCGACAAACGCCAAAAAGTCCGTAACGGGTTGGTTTATGTCGTATCCCGATATACGGGTTTGAGCGTGGAAATTTATACGGTTTTGGTGGTAAACCGCACGGCTAATCGTCGCCCGTCTTTTCGGCTCCTTTATCCGTTTTTTTATTTCCTCTATACTCAATCCCATTGTCGTTGGTAAATTTAAAATCGCTGTTTTTGGGTAATTGCCAACCGCCGTTGTTTTTCATTCGCAACAAACGTTCGGCGTGCTTTATCTCGAAATCTTGGCTCAATTCATGCGTCGGACAAACTAATTGAACCAACGTTGTTTTTGCCGCCATATTACGCCGTTGCCTTTAGGTCGGTAAGCGGATTGAACGCCGGGGCAATAATCGCCAAATTGTCCGACCAATTCGGCAAAAACGACCATTGTATTGCGTTGCTGTCCGGGGCTTCCAAACCTCCCAACGTTTTGTCGCCAACAAACAACGAACGTATCGGAATCGGGTAATACGTTCCGGGCGTCGTTTCGTCCTCAATCGCTCCAATCGCTCCGTTTTCGTCGAAAATGAAAACGCCCAAATTGTCGCTCCAACTTTCGCACTGCATTTCTTTGAGTGCTTTAATAACGGCTTGTGGGGCTTTGCGGATAACTCCGGTAAACGGGGTTGGTTCACGTCCTATAATATCCTCAACGCCTCCCAACGTTTCGTTACCGCCTCCAAATGTTCGGGCGGCTCCCGCCTCGGCGGTTGGGGCTTGGATATACGGGGAAACAACAATTTTGGTATCGTCCGCCGCCGACAATTTCGGCGTCCACGATGCAAGCAACGCAATTGCCGCCGCTTCGGTAAAACTGTTTTTGCTTCCGTCTGCTTTTGTCAATCGCTGAAATGCGACCTTTTGCACCTGCCCGAACGTTTCGGCGCAAGTAATGGCGGGTACATCGGGCAAAGCCGCCGCCGCTGGACACTTACAAATCATACTTTTAATTTTTTAACGTTAAAAACTTTGTTTCATTTTCGGGGGCTTACCCTTTGCCGCCCTTATCGACTACAAAGATATAATCTTTTTTTTGGTAAACGCTTGCGTATGTCGAAAAGTTTATTAATTGCGTTTTTTAACGCCCCGGCGTTCGTGTGCATACGGGGTAATATTGCCGTCCGCAATCTCCTTTTCGTATATCCCCGTCAATCCGTCCTCCGGGTCGTCATGGGTGTTGGCATCGAAATTCCGTAAGAACGTTGTAACATGGTCGTACACGGCTTTATACCGGGTTTCCCAACCGAACGGCATAATAATATGTTGGTTTACCATTGCGGACGCTGTTACAATCCGGGATTCCTTGTTGCCGCCTTGATAAAACGGGTCTGTCATTGCTCGGATTTTCTTTTTGATAACCTTTTCATAACCCGCCCCGCCGTTGTTACTCTCAACCCATACTTTTTGCGTGCCGTTCCGGTTTATCATTGCCGGGACGGTTACGGTCGTTACGTCCGTGTTTTCGTCCGTCATTTCCATATCGGTAATAAGGGCGAACAATAACGGCTCCATGCGCTTTGTTTGCTCGTTGAAAACCATGTTGTCGGATTTGTACACGTCATACGTTGCGGCAAACAAAAGGTCGTCCCCCTCGTCGGCAACGTCCACGTATGCGCCCGACCGGATATATTGCCCGTAATCGGATTTTTCAACCCACGTTTTGAACGGCTGATATAATCGACCCTCGGCGGAACCGGGGTTGCCCTGATACAAACATTGGAATTGTACCGGGTCTAATGCCTTTTGCGCTTCCAACTTCAAACGGTTATGGCGTCCGTCCCATAATGCCGCCCCAACCGGGCGGGGGTCAAACTCGGTTGGTTCGCCTGTCTTTAATGCCTCAAAGTTTATGCGAACCCACGCCCCCGGCGGTACGTTTTCCAAATCCCCCCAACACGTAACATCAATAATGATTTCCCCGCTTTTCTCAATGCGTCCAATCAAATCGTCGTCATGCCAACGGGTAAATACGATTAATTCCTGCGAATCATTATGCAAGCGGGTACGAACAACCGTTGTGTACCATTTCCACGCCGCCGCCCTTACAATCGGGCTGTTACCCTCGGCGTAATCCTTATACACGTCGTCCAATATCGACACGTCCACGGTTTTAGACGTCAGCGAACCACCACGACCGACAACGCGCAACGACCCCTTACGCCCGACCATTTCGATAACATCGCTATTGCGCAAATAAGTATTCGCCATTGTTACGACGTTCGACCCGTTCAAATAGGTATCCGGGAATAATTCACGATACCGGGGCGTGTCGATTATTCGTTGTACGTCCCGGTTAAAATCCCGTGCGATTGTCGCCGCATACGAACCAATACATACTTTGGTATCCGGGTTCAACCCCAACATAAATGCGGGTAATTTACGGCTTGACCCCTCGGATTTCCCGTGTTGCGGCGGCTGTTGGACTATCATTTTGCGTATTTGCCCGTGCGCGAACATATCCAAAAGGGTATAATAAACGACGTGAAACGGCTCCAATACCAAATCGGTTTGCATATACCGGGCAAAGTTGATAAGGCGTTTACGTGCCGCCTCTTTAACAAGCAAATCCGGTTGTTGCCGGATTGCATCGTACATCTGCAATAATTGTTCGTTCGTCATTGCTTGCCCTCCTTTGGTTTTGGCTCAAACTTGCCGCACGCTTGACGACCTCGTAAAATATGATGTTGTTGATACGGACACGTTAAGCAAATTGGCTTTCGTTGCCAATCTAAATTGTGCGAACCCTCAACCCAATTGCCGTGCTTACATTCGCCGCATACGTGTTGGGTTCCGGGGGCGGTCGTGCCTCTTTTCGGGGCGGTTACTCTCTTTGCCATTATTGCGCCCCTCCTTTCTCAATAACCATGCGTTGGAACTCGGCGGATTGTAATTTGTCAGCCAACGCAAACAACATATCGTCCGGGATTGCCTTAACGTCGTATTTGGGTTTGTCGTCGTCCGTTCCGGCATTGTATCCGGGTATCTCAATTTTAACGGGGGCGTCAAATCCTAACATCTTTGCCCGGCGTTGCTGAATATTCAAAAGCAAGTCCAAAAACCGGGGGTTCCCGGCGGACGTTTCGGTTGCCGTTTCATTGTACCCGTAATATTCCGGGTCGCCGTCCTCGGCATCGGTTTTGATTGGTCGCCCTTTGTTGGTTTTCTCTTTGGTGCGTTGCTTTCCGGTTTTCGACGCCTCCCACGCCTCCCACGCTTGTTGCTCCATTTTATCCAACTTGCGCAATTCCTGTGTAACGTATTCGTCGATTGTTTCCAACCGTTCCCGCTTCCATTCGATAAGGCATTGTTGCAAATCGTAATAAACCATTTGAAAGGTTATTGTATAACCCATACCACGGGCGGACAAATCCCGGTTCAATGCGTCGGCAATTTCCCGGTATGAATAGCCACGCAAAAACAAATTGGCACAAAACCGAATGTCGTAAATTCGTTGTTCCTCGGAACGCTTATTATAGCCTAACGGCTTCTTTCTCTTTGCCATTGTCAAACCTCCTTAATCGTCAAATCATATTCCCATAGATACCCGCCCGCCGTTTTATACACTCCTTTACAACAACGGGTAATCGTAATGTTTTGTATTCCCGTTTTTCTTTCTGCCTCTCTTATGGATTTATACCGGGCAATTTCGTTTCCCGCTTTTGAACGTTGTATTACAGGTTTAGCGATTTTATTATGTTTGCCGTTATATGTATTGTTATACTGATTATCGCACCATTCCAAATTATCGGCATTATTGTTAAACTTATTTTCGTCTTTATGATTTATTTGTTTTCGATTGTTTGGATTTGGGATAAATGCCATTGCAACCAATCTATGTACCAACAACGCATTTGGCTTACCGGATTTTGACAATCTTACCTGCAAATAGCCTTTACCGCTTACGGTTGGTTTTAGCAACATACTTTCCCCAGTTCTCCCATAATTGAGGCTTTTTACATTTCCCCAATTAGATATTTGGTAATTCTCAAAGCCGGGTATATCTTTCCATATTTCCATATCTTTTTTTTGCAAAGGTAATGAATGTTTTTTGGTTGCAAGTTATTTGCGGGGAATTTCCATTTTAAGAGGCTTTATTGTTCTACTTGATATTTGTATATCTCTATGGTTTTAAATCAACCACGGGGCAAATTTACGGGTTTTCCGGGACGTTTCCAATTTGTTTGCCTCTATGTATATAAACGGCAAAGCCCCGGTTTTGTTTCCGGGGCGTTTTGCTCTCTTACTCGTTCGGCATATCAACCGTTAATAACACGGGTTGTAAT